CCAGCACATCCATACTAGAGCGTATTGACCGCAATACTGCTGCATCGTCGGATTCCTCCGACAGGATGTTGCGTCTAGCACAGAACTAACGGTAAATAACACACCATGGCAGACAAAAATCAACAAGGCTGGCGCAAGTACTTCAAGGTAGCTGATACCTCTGGAGTAATGAGCCCAATATCAGGATCCAATCAATATGGATTACCGGGTTACGGTAAGAACGACGGTTCGGGCAATAACACAGACAATTTTGTGTTCCGTAACTATGCCAGCCGACTGCCAGAAGTTTATTCTGGTCATCCCAACAGAGTTGAACGCTACAATCAATATGAAAACATGGACATGGACTCAGAAGTCAATGCATGTTTGGATATCATTGCTGAATTCTCCACACAATTGAACGAAGCCAATGGCACACCGTTTGACCTGGACTACGCAGAAACACCTACCGATCACGAAATTGATATCCTGCGTAAACAGCTCAAGCAATGGGTCAAGCTCAACAAGCTGGATCAACGCATATTCAAACTGTTCCGCAATACTATCAAGTACGGTGATCAAGTGTTTGTGCGTGATCCTGAAACATTTGAAATGTACTGGGTTGACATGAGCAAAGTTGCTCGAGTGATTGTGAACGAATCAGAAGGCAAACGTCCTGAACAGTATGTGATTCGCGATATCAACCCCAACTTCCAAAACATGACTGTGGCAGCAAAAACAACCACAGACTACATGACAAACCCTGTTACTGGTTCAATCAGTGGCAATGCCAACTATACCATGCCCAACGGTGGCATGGGCGGCGGCGTGGGCAACAGTCGTTTTATGACTGCTATGAATGAAACTTGCCTGGATGCCAAGCATGTGATACACCTGAGTTTGAACGAAGGCCTGGACACATTCTGGCCTTTTGGCAAAAGCATTTTGGAAAACATTTGGAAAGTATTCAAGCAAAAAGAACTGCTGGAAGACTCAATCTTAATCTATCGTGTGCAACGTGCCCCAGAGCGACGCATCTTCAAGATTGACGTGGGCAACATGCCCAGCCACCTTGCCATGCAGTTTGTGGAGCGTGTGAAGAACGAAATGTGGCAGCGCCGTATTCCCACTGTGACAGGTGGCGGTGCCAACATGATGGATGCCAGCTATAACCCACTTTCAGTAGGCGAAGACTACTTTTTCCCACAAGGTCAAGACGGTCGCGGCTCATCAGTTGAAACCCTGCCCGGCGGCCAAAACCTAGGCGAAATTGATGATTTGAAGTATTTTAACAACAAAATGGCCCGTGGTTTGCGTGTGCCTTCAAGCTATTTGCCCACTGGTCCGGACGATTCAGACCGTGCTTTTAACGACGGAAAAGTAGGCACAGCTATTATACAAGAGTACAGATTCAACCAGTATTGCGAACGTTTGCAGGCCTTGATTGCACAGAAACTGGACGACGAATTCAAGATGTTTTTGAAGTGGCGCGGTTTCAACATTGATTCCGGCCTGTTTAACCTGCGTTTCAACGAGCCACAGAACTTTGCCAGCTATCGCCAGGCTGAACTGGATACATCACGCATCAACAGTTTCACATCACTGGAAGCACTGCCCTACATGTCAAAGCGTTTTATGCTGGAGCGTTTCTTGGGATTGAGCCAAGATGAAATTCAGAAGAACGAAGAAATGTGGCGTGAAGAACGTGACCAGCCTGAACTGCAAACACAAAGCGGCCAAGATCTACGTTCAATTGGTATTTCTCCTGCAGGCTTGGAAAGCGACATTCAGACTGGCGAAGAAATGGCTGGCATGGGACCCACAGGTGGCGAAATGGCAGTACCTGGAGTTACTCCTGCACCTGGCGCAGCCCCGGCCCCTGGCGCACCCCCAGCGGCATAAATATCTCCATGCTATTGAACGAATTCTTTTCTCGCGAAGCTCCTCAGTACCAAGACTTGAGCCAAGACAACAGTCAGCCCGAACTGGGTGATCTGCGTAAGAGCCGCTTGACTTTGCGTCAGCTGAACAAACTACGCAAGATGAATGATGTGCGAGCTTTTGAATACAAAGAAAAGCTCAAGAACATCAGAAAGCAATATCAGCCTCCTGCACAGCCAATGGCGTAATTTACCGCCATTTTGACTCCTTAAACCGCATAGTTTTTGTCAGTGTATTAAATAACTGTACACTTTACCTATAGGAGTTTACCCCAATATGAACCGTTTTGAACAACTCATTGAGTACGTCATTAACGACGAAGACCAAAAAGCTCGCGAACTTTTCCATGACATCGTTGTGGCCAAAAGCCGTGAGATTTACGAAAACCTCATGCAAGAAGAAGCTGAGGAAGAGCTAGACGAAGCTGCTGAAGAAGAGCTAGACGAAGAAGAAGAAATCGAAGAAGGTGCCATGGGCGGCGACGCTAGTGACGACCTGATCGACGAAATCGAAACTGAAGAATCCAGCGACATCAGCATGGAAGGCGAAGATGACGCAGATGCAGAATTTGACGACGAAGCTGAAGAAGCTGGCGACGAATTGACAGGTGACCTAGAAATGGATCACGACGAAGCTGGTGAAGAAGACCACGCTACCAAAGACGACATCATGAATCTAGAAGACAAGCTAGACCAGTTGATGGCTGAATTTGAAGCTGCCATGGGCGGCGACGACATGGGCAGCAACGGTGACGGTTTCGGACCAGAAGAAGGCGGCGACGCTATTGAAATGGACGACACTGAAGAAATGGGCATGATGGAAGCTGTGAGCTTAAAAGCAGCCCCAAAGCCAGTAACCGCTGAACAAGGCGACGGCAAAGCAGGCCCTGTAGCTTTCAACAGCGGACAAACAGGAATGGCAGGAAGCCCAGTCAAGCCAACAGGCACTGAAGCCAAAGGCCGCCCAGCCCCAACAACCAAAGAATTGATCGGTGACTTTCAAAACAAGGCCGGTGGTAACATGAAGGATCCTTCTGCTGCTACCAAGCCACATTTGGCACAAGCCTCTGGTGTTAACACCAAGAGCCCATTGCCAGGACGCAAAGGTTAATTAAATGTCACGATACCTAAGAGAAAATCTTACTTTTAACCAGGCCAAAATCGAAGTCATCACTGAGGACGATGTGTCAGGCAAGGGTAAGAATCTCTACCTCAAGGGAATTTGCATCGAAGGCGACAAACGCAACGCCAACGAGCGCATTTACCCACGACATGAAATCATCAAAGCAGTAGAAACTATCAACGAACAGATCCGCAACGGTAACTCCGTGTTAGGTGAAGTGGACCATCCAGACGATCTCAAGATCAACTTGGATAGAGTGTGCCATTCAGTAGAAGGCATGTGGATGGACGGACATGCCGGTTGCGGCAAGTTGAAGATTCTACCAACACCCATGGGTGAGCTTATTAAAACTTTGTTGACTTCCGGGGTAAAACTTGGTGTATCCAGCCGCGGAAGCGGCAATGTTGACGATCGTACAGGACATGTAAGTGACTTTGAAATAGTCACTATAGATGTGGTTGCCCAACCCAGCGCACCCAATGCTTATCCAACAGCAATTTATGAAGGCCTCATGAACATGAAGCACGGTCATAGAATCATGGAAATGGCAAAAGAAGCTGGTGAGGACGACAAAGTGAAGAGATACTTGGCAGGCGAACTAAAGCGCCTGATCCGAGATCTCAAAATCTAAGGAGAAACCAGGCATGTTTGATGCTATTAAACCCCTGCTAGATAGTGGCTTGATCAACGAAGATGTTAGTAAGGAACTCAACGAAGCTTGGGACCAGAAACTGACAGAAGCTCGTGAACAGGTTCGTGCAGAACTCCGCGAAGAGTTTGCACAACGCTATGAGCATGACAAGACAGTAATGGTTGAGGCCCTGGATAAGATGGTTACAGAAGGTCTGGCTGCAGAAATCGCACAAGTGGCTGCTGAAAAGCAAGCACTTGCCGAAGACCGCGTGAAGTTCCAAAGCCGAATGAAAGAGTCAGCACAGAAGTTTAACGGCTTCTTGACTCAGAAATTGGCCGAGGAAATCAGCGAACTGCGCCGTGATCGCAAGATGCATGCTGAAGGACTAGAGAAACTGGAAGGTTTCGTAGTGCATGCATTGGCTGGTGAGATTCAAGAATTTGCAAAAGACAAACGTGATGTTGTTGAAACAAAAGTTCGTTTAGTTCGTGAAGCTCGTAGCCAGTTGGAAGGTCTCAAAGCACGTTTCATCAAGGAAAGTGCTGAGAAGATGAGCCAAGCTGTTAGCAAACATCTCAAATCCGAACTTACCCAGTTGCAAGAAGATATCAAGATTGCTCGTGAGAACAATTTTGGTCGTAGAATCTTCGAAGCTTATGCAACCGAATTTGGAGCTACTCACCTCAATGAGAAAGCCGAAGTCAAGAAGTTGCATGCCATGATTGCCCACAAAGACCAAAAGTTAGCGGAAGCAATTCAATTCAGCAAAAAGGCTCGCGCCATTGTTGAATCCAAAGAACGCGAAATACGTGTAATCAAAGAATCCAATGAGCGTCAAGCCACATTGGAAATGTTGCTGGCTCCCTTAAACAAGGAAAAGCAAGATGTTATGCGTAATTTGCTCGAAAGCGTTCAAACAACTCGTTTGAAGAACGCATTTGAAAAGTATCTACCAGCAGTGTTGGAAGACCGTTCAGCGAAAGCCAAAACAGTGATCGCAGAATCTATCTCCGCAGTTACCGGTGATAAAACAGCCCCGGCTCAAACAGTTGAACAAGAAGATCGCAGCAATGTGATTGACTTGAAACGTTTGGCAGGTCTGTAATTTTATAAATTATAGGAGACTTAAATGTCACAAGAATTATTAGAAAGTCGCTGGGGCGAGACCAAAGAAGCTCTGCTTGAAGGTCTAAAAGGCAACAAGCGCAACAGCATGAGTGTTATCCTCGAAAACACCAAGCGTTACTTGAAGGAATCTGCAAGTTCTGGTAGCACTGCCTCTGGCAACATCGCTACTCTAAACCGCGTGATTCTGCCAGTGATCCGCCGTGTTATGCCAACCGTTATTGCTAACGAGTTGGTTGGCGTTCAGCCAATGACAGGCCCAGTTGGTCAGATCCACACCCTGCGTGTGCGTTATGCCAACAGCTTGACTGACAACAGCTTGGCACAAACCAGTGTCACAGCCGGTCAAGAAGCTCTAAGCCCATTCACCATTGCTACAGCATACTCTACAGTTCCAGCCGGAACTCCAGCAGCTAGTGCTTACACTGGTGGTAACACAGCAGTAATGGAAGGTACTGGCGGTAAGCAGATCAGCGTTCAGATTCTGAAGCAAGCTGTTGAAGCCAAGACACGTAAGTTGCAAGCTCGTTGGACATTTGAAAGTGCCCAAGACGCTCAAGCCATGCACGGTATCGACGTCGAAGCTGAAATCATGGCCGCTCTGGCTCAAGAAATCACAGCTGAAATCGACCAAGAAATCCTGTTGAGCCTGCGTTCATTGGCCGCTACTGAGTTCACATACAACCAAGCTACCGTATCTGGTACAGCTACATTCGTTGGTGACGAACACGCTGCTTTGGCAGTGTTGATCAACCGTGTTGCTAACCTGATCGCCCAACGTACACGTCGTGGCGCTGGTAACTACGCTGTTGTTAGCTCTGCTGCATTGACAGTGTTGCAAAGTGCAACAACCTCAGCTTTTGCTCGTACCACAGAAGGTACTTTCGAAGCTCCTACCAACACCAAGTTTGTTGGTACACTGAACGGATCTATGCGTGTGTTCGTTGACAGCTATGCTGCTGACACCACACCAGTTCTGGTCGGTTACAAAGGTTCAAGCGAAGCTGATGCTCCTGCTTTCTACTGCCCATACATTCCTTTGATGAGCAGCGGTGTTGTTCTTGACCCAACAACATTCGAACCAGTCGTGAGCTTTATGACTCGTTACGGATACATCGAACTCACAAACACTGCCAGTTCGTTTGGAAACGCCGGCGACTACGT